CCAGTTAACCATCATCGTTGATGATGATGTTCTCTATGGCGCAATAACCGGAGGCCCTGGCGGCACCGGCACTGGACAAACAATTGACTACTCAGCAGGTGGTTATACCACGGGCCAAATGAACACCGCCGCAAACGGGACGAATGTTACTGGCATTGCCTCTGGTGTCCGTCTTTTTGCGAATGTCCCACCAACGGTTATCAAATACTGTAAATCTACAGGGTGGGACGACTTCACTGCAGAGATATCGGTGTCCACAGCGGTGGCCGGAGAGCTCGGAAATAGCCTAAGAGCCCTCACTATTACGAACGATACATCAAACACATTTCAGGCAGACACCTTAAATGGTAACATCAACACTGTTGCGTTGCAACTTGTGAAAGATGGTGATGATTACTCGGTTGAGGCGACATTTACTCCTTTTGGAGCATCGCCCACTACTGAGACAATTCTAGAATGGGATGCCGCATCTGGAGAATTTAGTGACCCTGGAAATTAATAGACAACACCCTTTCGGTCTCTAACCGGACATTTTAAATTACTCAAAGCACCCTCTTCGGAGGGTGCTTTTGCTTTTGAGGAGACAAAGAAATAGTAACTCCCCATGAAAACCCATGGCTATCTCTCTAAAAATCAGGTTTTTTTGCAAAAAAGGGGGTTTACACGATGTGAGCACTATTTATATTAGTTAGAAGTCCCTATAGACTTTATATCAAAGATTTTGAATCACAAGAATGGGAGTAGCCAAATGTCACGAATGTTAGAACAAGCAATTATCGATGCAAAGGCCCTTAAAGAAGCGGCCCTTAAAAGCGCAGAAACGGAAATAGTTGAGAAGTATGCTCCGGAAGTTAAGAAGATGATGGAGAGTATTCTCGAAGCTGAAGACGACTTGGACAATGCCATCGACGTCACTGTTGATGGAGCTGCCGCCACAGAAGATCCGCTCGCCACAGATCTACCCCTCGCAGCCGCCGCTGGAGAAAATGCATGTGCATGTCCAGACGAAGAAGAAATGATTTCAATTGATCTTGACGGCTTGGCCGCAATTGCTCAGTCCGAAGAGGAGCCACTCCCTTCTGAACAAGAGCCAATTGAGCCACTTGCCGATCTCGTTCCACCCGAAGGGGAAGAAGAAGGAGACTTAACACTCGAAGAAGATGATCTTGCTTCCGTAATTGCTGAACTTCTCGGAGAAGAAGAAACTGTTGAAGAGGTTTCATTGGAAGAAGGCAGAGACGATGAAAAAGAAGAGGATTGCGAAAAGGATCCCAGCGATCCAAGATGTAAAGGCCCGAACGCCGGATACGGATTCGAGGAAAGCAAGAAAAACGAATCAATCGATCTTAAGAAGATCGCCGGCAAGAAAAAAGAACTTTTAGAAACTATCAAAGCCCTCCAAGTGCAAAACGATAATTTCAAAGCGGATAATAAAAAATTGTTATCCGGAATGAGCGAGCAGAAGAAGAATATTCAGAAGCTCGCGACGACGTTGGAGAATCTCAGTCTCCAAAATGCTAAACTGCTTTATACTAATGAAGTATTAAAGTCCGACTCCTTGAATGAGCGACAGAGACAAATTGCTGTCGAGGCACTTCACGAAACAAAGTCAGTTGAGCATGCAAAGACTGTATTCGAAACACTTCAAAGCACAGTGGTGTCCACAAAGAGGCAAGGACGACCTGAATCACTAAGCGAAGTAGTTAGCAACAATACGTCGAAGAGAATGCCTCGACGAAAAGAAACCAAAATTATTAATCCCCATGAACAACGCTGGAAACTTCTGGCGGGGATCAAATAATCTAACTACAAAGGAGATTCTAAAAATGTCTGTTTTAGAAAAATTAACTGAAGGTATTGTCTCCCGCGACCTTTCCAAAGAAGGAGCCGCTCTTATTTCTAAATGGGAGCAAACCGGACTTTTGGAAGGTCTTGACAATGACCGCAAAAAAGATCAAATGAGTCGCTTACTCGAAAACCAAGCAAAGGAGCTTCTTCGTGAAGCATCATCCATGGCCGCCGGCGATGTTGAAGGATTTGCAGCTGTTGCATTCCCTATCGTCCGTCGTGTGTTCGGTGGATTGATTGCCAATGATTTAGTCTCCGTACAACCCATGAGCTTGCCATCTGGCTTGATTTTCTTCATGGATTTTACTTTGAGCAATGACCGTCCGCCCTTTACCGACGAAATGTCAGTATATGGTGGAGGCGTAGTAGCTTCTCAGCTTACTGGTGGTATTCTCAATTCTAACCTTACGGAAGATGGTGGTGGGTTTTATAACCTTCAAAGTGGTTATGCATCCCCAACCGGATCTACCAGTGGCGCATCAGAAGCAGCAACCCCGGCGTTTACAAGCACCGTGATTACTTCTTCGATGGCTGCCGCAAAACTCTCAGCAGTTCGCTACGATCCTGATTTGTTGGCCTTGGCTGACGGAGCAGCTTGTGTCGGACAGTTGAGCCTTGATATTGGATCCACGATGGATATGGTAAACATCGATAACCTGATTGATATTGATATTACTAGCGGTCTTGGTACCGATGATTCGTTGGTGCGTCGTTTGACAACTCGTGATGGAGAGACACTCACCTTCACATTGACAAACCCCGGCGCCATCGCCACAGTCGCGACTGACGCATTGACCTGTTCTTATCCCTTGAAAGATCAATTTACTGAAGGTGGAGGCTTAGGCTCTATTGTTGGTACTGATCCATGGGGACTTGAAGGCGCTGGCGATGAAGCCGGAACTTTCAACGGAGAACCTGTTGGTCTCATTCCTGAGATTGACATCAAAGTTGACAGTGTTGCTGTAACCGCCGTTACCAAGAAATTGAAAGCAAAGTGGAGCCCTGAATTGGGTCAAGACTTGAACGCTTATCACAACCTCGATGCCGAAGTTGAATTGACAAGCATTCTCTCTGAACAAATTGCTCTCGAAATCGATCAAGAAATCTTGAACGACTTGGTGAAAGGTGCCAAAGCCAGCACTTATTACTGGAGCCGACGCCCTGGTAATTTTGTTGACCGAGACACTGGCGCGACTGTTGCCGGCGGCGACTTCACTGGTACGGTTTCTGAATGGTACGAAACACTTCTCGAAGTGGTTAATGACGTATCGGCTCAGATTCACCGCAAAGTGTTGCGTGGCGGAGCGACCTTCTTGGTTACTTCTCCCGAAGTTGCCAACATCCTCGAATTCACTGCAGGCTTCCGAGCCAAAGTGACTCACGACGATGACAAGGGAACCGCTGGAACCGTTCAGGTTGGAACACTTCAAGGTAAGTGGGATATCTTAGTTGATCCCTACTTCCCTCGTAATGTGATCCTCGTTGGTCGTAAGGGTAGTAACTTCCTCGAAAGTGGATATGTTTACTCACCGTATGTGCCACTGCAAGTCACTCCTACCATTTTTGGCCCAGAAGACTTCGTACCCAGAAAGGGTGTGATGACTCGCTATGCTAAGAAGATGGTGCGTCCTGACATGTATGGCATGGTTATTGTCGAAAATTTGCTCGGCTAATTAAAACCAATACATAATATATGAAAGACCCGTCCTTGTGGCGGGTTTTTTATTTGTTCTGCATTTAGTCAATAAATAAACTACTTATTAAGTGAATTATAATCTCACGAGGTACTTTGAATGGCAGCTCCGATTCTCACCCCAAAAAGCAATACCAGCGTTTCAGTTCTTCCCCCTACAGGATCTCGTTCGCTTGTGACTTCTTCACTTGCAACCGGCGTCTATACTAGCGATGACTTCATCTCCGGCGCCGTCGACCAAGTGACCTATACATATCGCAAATTGGGCGGCGACGTTCTTGATATTGAAATTAAAGAAGAGAGCGTATACGCAGCCTACGAAGAGTCGTGTCTCGAATACTCGTATCTTATTAACATACACCAGTCGAAGAACATACTCTCTGACGTCCTGGGCGCCTCCACAGGGACGTTTGATCACAAAGGTGAGATGAAACCCGGCACTGACCTGAGCGCGTCCCTAGAAGGCGGACACGTTGGCTTAAAATACCCACTGTTCGATTACGCCTATGCCCGTCGTGTTGCTGATGGTATTTCGCAGGAAGCAAATGTAGGGGGAAGCACCCCGATCTATTCTGCATCTTTTGACATAGAATCTCAAGTTCAAGATTACAACTTACAATCTATCATCGAGGCGGAATCCCTCAAGACTGGATCTCTCTTTAGTGGCTTGGTAGGAGATAAAAAGATCTTAATTAAAAAGGTGTTTTACAAAACCCCCCGCGTCATGTGGCGATTCTTCGGGTATCAGGGAGGGTTAAATGTAATTGGTAATTTAACGTCTTATGGGCAATATGCCGACGACAGCACCTTCCAGGTGGTTCCCGTTTGGGAAAACAAACTCCAAGCTATGGCCTATGAGGATGCCCTATATACCAGAACCTCTCAATGCTCTTATGAGTTGCGAGATAATAAACTTCGTGTCTTTCCCAGCCCCTCCGCATACAATATAGACAAGATGTGGTTTGAGTTTACTATTCCTGGCGATAACTGGGTTAATTCCTCCGGCGCCGACATTGGTATTGACGGTATAAATAACATGAATACCCTTCCACTGGACAACGTTCCTTACGAAAATATCAATGCGATTGGAAAGCAGTGGATCAGGAGATTTTGTCTAGCACTGAGCAAGGAGACCCTTGGCCACATTCGCGGGAAATTTGCCACAATCCCAATTCCAGGAGATTCGGTTACGCTGAACGGTTCTGAGTTGGCGTCGCAGGCAAAAGAAGAACAAACTGCTCTTCGAGATGAACTGAAGACCATCTTAGACGAAATGACGTATGGGCAGCTAATGTCTGGCGATGCTGACCTCATCGAAAACGCAAACAGAATTCAACAAAAGATCCCTCTGACTATCTTTGTGGGATAGGGGGATCATAGATGTCTGATAATCAGTGGAAGCAACCTGAAGCCCCTCCACCTCCTTTGTTTACGGGGCAAAAAGAAAAAGACATTGTAAAGCAGGTTACTGACGAGGTAATCGAAAGAGTAATCGGAACTTCGATACTCTACTATCCCATTAGTTTAAAACACTCAGATTTCCACCCACTTTATGGTGAAGCAATTAACAAAACTTACTTGCCACCCGTTCATGTGGAAGTCTTGGCCGAGTGGGAAGGCGAAGAAACCGCTACCACTGGCTTCGGAATAGATAAGAAGTCCTCAGTGACAATTCATTTTCACAAGCGCCGCCTTACCGAAGACCAAAACCTCTTTGTAAGAGAGGGAGACTTCATTCAGTATGGTGAACAGAAGTATGAGATTGTGCAGCTGGCCCAGCCAAAGCTGTTGTTCGGTCAACCCGATTCAAAGATTGAAATTTCTGCAAAATGCGTCCGCGCAAGGGACGGAACTTTCCCCTCGGAATCTTATGCAGACGACGGAGATGATGATCCGCGCTTAACAGCACCGGCATGCGATCCCATCCAAGAAATACGAGTTTTAACGGGAGACACCACCAGCACCGGAGGCTCCGGCGAGCAACCCTGTGGCGAAGTGTACGAAAGACCGGGCACACCACCTCCTCCCCTTTTTACGGGGAGAAAAGAATCAAATTTAGTTAAACAAGTCAACGACGAGGTACTCGAAAGGGTTGTCGGCCAACAGGTTGTATACTTTCCGGTGTCCATTCCAAATTCTGATTTTCATGAATTATACGGCGAAGCTATAAATAAGACTTTTTTGCCGCCCATACGCGTATTCGCAGCTATCGAGTGGAAAGGCAGCGATACCACCACCACCAGTTTTGGAATTGACAGAAAATCCGCTATCGACGTTAAGTTTCACAAGCGGCGCCTCACCGAAGACCAAAATCTTTTTGTTAGAGAGGGAGATTTCGTCCTTTATGGGAATATTCTTTATGAAATTATTACTGTGGGACAACCCAAGTTACTTTTCGGGAAAATAGACGAGAAGTTTGAAGTGGTGGCCAGCTGCATCCGAGCCAGGGAAGGAATCTTCAAGCTTTCCGAGGTTGAGGGGACTGTTAGTGAGTTTGATCTGGATTCCGTTACGGCATGCGAGAACGCAAACATTATAACTCCCGATGGTGTGGATAACACAATGGCCAATGTTGGCACTGGCGAGGGAGTCTTCAGGAATAAAACTGGAATCCAATTTAATATGAAAACTTTAGTGGAGGGAACCAACGTAACACTAACTTCCACCAGTGATGAGATAACAATCAATTCTTCTGGAGATATAAATCTTACGGGTTCCACAAAGTTCGGCTCTCTTCTAACCAACACCCACCAATTTACAGGATCTATCCTCCAGACCGGCTCCGGCGCAACTTCTATTTTCAAAGATGATATAGAAATTCAGGGAAATTTATCTTCCTCTCTTTCTATCTCTGCATCTGCCTTTTTTGGCGATGGTAGTAACCTAAGCGGCGTTGGTGGCTCTTGGGATGGAAATTTAACTGGTGATGCTCACATAACTGGTTCTATGTTTGTGACGCAAGCAATATCAGGATCAACAGTGGAGGCAACATCCTTTACTGGCTCTTTATTGGGGCCTGTGATTGGTGACGTTGCTGGCGATGTTGTTGGGAATGTAACTGGTGACTTAACTGGAAGCGTTCTTGGCGACCTTACCGGGAACGTGACCGGAGATTTAACTGGCAGTGTCCTTGGCAATGTAACTGGTGATGTCACTGGCGATGTCACTGGCAATTTGACGGGCAGCATCCTTGGCAATGTAACTGGCAATGTAACTGGAAATCTAACTGGAAGTGTTCTGGGTAACGTTGCTGGAAATTTAACTGGAGATGTCACTGGCAACTTAACCGGAAGCGTTCTGGGTGATGTTGCAGGAAACGTAACTGGGGATTTAACTGGCAGCGTTCTTGGCAATCTTACTGGTGATGTTACTGGTGACGTTACTGGCAACTTAACCGGAAGCGTTCTGGGTGATGTTGCAGGAAACGTAACTGGCGACTTAGCCGGGAACGTAACTGGAGATCTCACTGGCAGCGTTCTGGGTGATGTAACTGGTAACGTGTCCGGGACTTTGGTACACGCACAAAATATAACTGGCTCTATTATAAGCGGCTCTTCCTTTTTCGGCGATGGAGCTGGCTTAACCGGTGTCACCGGAGATTGGGATGGTCAACACACAGGCGATGCAGCAATTACAGGAACACTTGAGGTAACAAACCTCACCGCCTCTGGCCACGTCTCTGCCTCCGCTTTCTTTGGCGATGGCACCGGCATCACTGGCGTCACTGGAGACTGGGATGGACAACACACAGGTGATGCAGCAATTACGGGCTCGCTAGTTGTGTCGGATTCAACAACTTTTGGATCAAGCGATACCGACTCTCATATTTTTTCGGGAAGCCTAGATATCAGTGGGAACCTTGTCCCCAATGCGAGATTCAGTCACAACTTAGGCTCCCCAGCAAAACCGTGGAATACCCTCTACGTCGGCCATCGCTCTCTTCACTTTATATCCGGTACCACGGATGTGGGAACAATTTCTGTCGACGATAGTAGTGTCTTAACATATTCTGGCTCCACGTCGTTCGGCAATGTCCTCAGCGACACTCATAGGTTTACAGGTTCTTTTCTTCAAACTGGCTCAGGAGGAACTTCTATATTCAGGGATACCGTTAATTTCATGGGCGACGTTAGTGTTTCTTCCACGCTCTCGGCCTCCTCTTTTATTGGGAGTGGCATTGGCTTGGTTGGTGTCACTGGATCTTGGGATGGACATCACGTAGGCGCCGCCGCAATTACGGGCAACTTGAGTGTGACTCGAACAACTAATTTTGGATCGGGGATTTTGGACTCTCACAATTTTGAGGGGACAATAAATTCTAGTGGTAATATCTTGCCGTATTCTCGATTTAGTCATGATCTGGGGGCCTTGGCGAAGCCATGGAATGCCATTTATGTGCGCCGATCTTCTTTGCATTTTGTCTCTGGTTCAACTGCAGTGGGGACTCTTTCTGTTACCGGCCCAAGTAATGTTTTAACATATACTGGTTCAATGTCTGCCTCTGCCTATATTGGGGATGCCTCCAACTTGACAAACATCCCTGCCTCTGAAATTGTAGGATCGGTGGCAAACGCCCTCACTGCGAGTTATTATGAGGAAGCAGATACTCTCGATACAATTCTCGACAAAGGAAACACATCCACCAAGGCAATGACAGTTTCGTCTCTTACCGCATCTGGTATCGAGGTTCATGGACATATCGCTCCAGCATCTGGCAACCTTTATGATATTGGAACAATAGACAAGCAGGTGCGAGATATTTATGTTTCTACGGGCTCTATCATTTTCGGGGGAACACATAAAATAACCATCGATGGTGAAACCAATGGCTTTAGATTCAACACCCCCGATGGCGCCCCAACATTTTCCCGATTAACTGCCTCATATGTTGAGGCGGCAGATGTCAATGGCCTCACGGACTTAATTCAGGGATCTCAGCAGGATATTCAGCTTCAAATAAATTCTTTAAATGAACAACTTTCTAATCTTGGCCCCGGCGGTGGTGGAACTACGACTGTTGCAATCGCTGCCATTGGGTCTGGTATTTTCACATTGGCCGATGACGGCGACGGGCCCAACAGGGCTCTGATAGAAGAATATGCCACAAACTCAGTTTTATATTCTGGGAAGACTTTATATTTGTCGTCAATTGCTTCGAACCCCGTCACGCCGTTTAGAATACCCAGTAAATTTTACTTTAATGAGGGCGGCATTTGGCACCCCTCCCACTTTTATACGGACGCTGACACTACACCGCAAGAACCGCAAGCCTCTTCGCATCCTGACATTCAGAATATACTAACTCTTGACGGAACACAAAATTCAGATCGCGCTGTTTTAATCGGATTAGATGAAAATGCGGCATCTTACGCTGGACGTGCTATTTACTTAAGTAAGGTTGGCTCCTCTCCCGTTGGCGTGTTTGTCCAATCAGATAAATACTATTTCAACGAAGGCGGAGTTTGGCATGCCAGCAGCTTCTATAGTAAAGCAGATAGCAACACCGCAGGCGGGGACGGAAACTAATGGCAGAAGATAAAGAAGAAATTGTAATACCTTTTGAGCCATCAACTATTGAAACGATGGACTTGGCGATGTACGAGTGGCTAAACGAAGTGATGGATCTCCATGTTACTTCAAACAGGGGGTATAAAAAAGTCCCCACTATTTGGGTTTCCGCAGAGAGAGCTTATCAGTCAAAGCGCAGCAAAGAAATGCGCGACAAAGAAGGGGCCCTGATCCTTCCTCTCTTATCTCTAGAGCGAACAGGGTTTGAGAAAGATGCCACGCGCAAAGGGGTTGCATGGGCTAACATTCCAAATGACCCTGATGCAAAAGGCGGCGGATTTCAAATTACTCGACAAATCAACCAAGATAAGTCATCTAATTTTGCCAACGCCGACGCCCTCAAAGATCGCGGGCAGATAAATTTTCCAAGGAAGAACAAAAAGATTGTGTATGAAACCATCACTATCCCTTTTCCAGTTTCGGTTAACGCTAACTATATTGTTAAGGTTCGAACCGAGTACCAACAGCAAATGAATGATTTATTACAACCATTTATGACCGCGACAGGTAATATAAATTATTTCACGGTCATAAAAGACGGCCACAAGTACGAAGCTTTTATTGAATCTGATTTTACATCTACAAGTAATGTTGAGGAGATGGGAGAGGATGAGAGAATGTATGAGTGTGAAATTGACATCCGCGTCTTGGGTTATCTCGTCGGCGCCGGCCCCAACCAAGAGAAGCCATTTATTGTGAAGAGACAGAATGCTGTTGAGGTGAAAATCCCCCGCGAAAGAACAATGTTAGACGAGTCTGATTTAGACTTCTTTTAATAAACCCCCTTTATTAGCCATAAAAAACACTTTTTCTGCTTTTGAAATTCTTAAATACTAATTAATATGGTATATAATCGTGTTGTAATACTCAATTTTTAGAGATGAGTAAGCCAAAAGGAGACCTCGCAATGTCAGCTAATAAGTATCGTTTTGTATCCCCCGGAATTTTCTTAACCGAAATAGACCAATCTCAATTGCCCAGGCAGGCAGCCGAAGTCGGCCCAGCTGTCATCGGCAGAACCCAGCGAGGGCCAGCAATGCGCCCCGTCACTGTCAATTCATTCTTGGATTTTGTGGAACTCTTTGGAAACCCCATTCCTGGCGGCGAAGGCGGCGACGTCTGGAGAGAGGGCAATCGAACCTCCCCCACTTACGCATCTTACGCTGCACGAGCATGGCTCAAGAGCGGATCACCGCTGACCGTGGTTCGTGTTCTTGGCGAAACTCGAACAGGTGCTTCTGCTGGAAACGGCGAAGCGGGCTGGAAGACAGTAAACACTCCAAATCCGAGCACTGCCTCCAACGGAGGCGCATTCGGCCTTTTTGTTGCCTCGGCATCTTCATCCCCCGTTGTGGTCCCTGCGACCTATGCTACTTGTAGCCTGGAGATTACTGACGTTTTGATTGATGGACAAATTATTACCCTCACCACCGTCGCAGGCGGCGACGATACGAAAACTGTTAATGATGAAATCCCCATCGCCCCACCAGCCGGAGGCGGCGCCGATAACACAGCCCGCGCCGAAGCTTGTGTCCTCGCCATTAATGGAAGTTCGTATTTCAGCGCCAGCAATGTGCTGGGTGTAATCACTATTTCCGCCAGCGTTGCGGGAGCAGATGGAAATACTCACACAGTTACAACGGACTTCAGCAATGCCACTCTTACCACTGGCCCAGGCGGCGCCCTATCGGGAGGAACCGACGCATCAACAACGCCCGGCGCAGCCGCAGATGGGGGCACCCTTGCTGCCATCTGGTATCTCAATACAGGCTCGATCCGGCTAGCTGGTGAAAACCTTAATGGCGCCGTTACCACCAATGGCGCATGTGAATTCATCTCCAGCAATGGCGGAGATTTTCAGTTTAAAGCAATTATTGAGGATGCTGATGGCAACCCTGTCGTTACATCTTCTTTTAATTTTAATCCCAATGACGGAGCTTATATTCGTAAGTCCTTCAACACTGATCCCACCCGCCTCGGTGAAATTACACCAAGTGCTGCCACTTACTTTTTGGGAGAAACGTATGAACGAAATCTCGAAGACACTCTAGGTTCCACAGCAGCCTTGGCAGGAAATGCGTATGGAGTAATTGTCGGATTGACGGACGGGTGCTGCCGCAAGGTAGGATCTCAGACCGCCCAAACTGGCAAGGTGATTGGCCAAGCAACGAGCCCAGATACGGGCTCTTATGACCCCGCTGATATGCCTACGCTCTTTAGTTTGAAGGCGATTGATACTGGCGAGTGGGCCAATTCAAATATTAAAATTTCTATCTCAGATATCTCGGCTCCAACGAACCCGGATTTTAATCCCTATGGTTCGTTCACGGTTGAAGTCCGCGATGCGCGAGACACTGACACCAAAAAACGCGTCTTAGAAATGTTTACTAATTGTAATTTGAACCCCAATTCTGCTGATTACCTCCCCGTTAAAATTGGAGATAAATACGCCGAATGGTCTGACAATGAAAGACGCTTTACTGAGTACGGAGATTATGCCAATAAATCCAAATATATTTATGTGGATATGGAGTCAACTCAATACGGGTCTGATTACCTACCTTTTGGTTTCCAAGGGCCAGATACATATGTAACAACCACCGGCGCTGTTAATTCCACCGGTAGTGCCCCTGCAAACTGGCAACTTGATATTCCTCATTCTGCTTTGACTACATCTATTTCAGGAGCAGCAGGATCAACAGGTTCCTTTACACTTACAGGGCCCTCTATGGCACTCAGAGTTAGTTCTTCGGAAGGCGGATTCACAGATCCAACAGAGCCATATTTCGGAATTACCACAGATCGAGCAGGCAGCACGAGTTTTGAAAGATCTTATATCGATTTGGCTCGTTACCTACCTACCGATGCTACCAAAACAACTGTCGCCGACGGAGGAAATTTCGTATTTAGTTTAGATAACATTGCGTATGTCTCAAGCTCCGGCGGAATTGAAAATCAGGTGGTTTATAACACAACTAACCGAGTCGATGGCCTTTCCATCACCGCAGGTGGCCCAACCCCAGACGCCGAATCTGGTGGACTATCCCCCAGTTATACTCGCGTTTTAGATGCGGGAATCAATCGCTTTACGATGCCACTTGTTGGAGGATTTGACGGATTTG